GTCTTCTTTATCGTGCATCATTCCATGCCCTTTATCTTCCATGTCCTCTTTACCGTACATGGTTTTCTCTTCACCTTCTGTGTCCATATATTCTTCTTTTTCTAAGTTCGACATATTTGTTGCCTCCTTCGTTGAATCAGCGTTTTTCACTATGTTCTTTATATGCTTTTCTGTGGATTTGTTTAAATCGGCCATTTCTACGTCATTATCGTCCATCCCCATTGGCATATCCATTCCACTCATTTTGTCTTTTGTTTCGGAGTTATGTTCTTCTACCATTTCATTTAATTCCTTTCTAGTAAAAACTTGTTCTTCTACCAATCTTCTTAATGTGCTATTATTAGGGTCTAATTTTCCTCTAGTAGTAAATATATCTTTTTTAGCAGTATCTTGAACATCCTTTAAACTACTCTTTCCTTGTTTATAATCCATTAGAACTTCTAAGAATTCCATTTTAGATATATTATTAATTCTATCTAAAGTATTATTTAACTCGTTTAGCGCTTTTTCTATATCATTCATTTTTGTTTCACCTTTTTCCATTTTTAAAATATCAAACTTTGCTTCTGGATTAATCCCCTTTTCGCAAATTGTAACTTCATGGAGTTCTAATTTAGAGATTTCATTGTATTCTCCATACTCTTTATGATTTTTCTTTCTCTTTTCTAAGGCTTGTCCGCCTATACTAAAAGAACGAAGACTACCGTTTTTTATTTCTCGGCCAACTTCTTTTGCTTTTTCAATGTCCTCTCTCATTTTAATAACTACAAAAAATCCAACATCATCGACATCTGTTTTCCATAGTTTACCATTTTTATCCCTATATTGAGGAATAACCTCTCCTACCTGAACATTAGAATGATTAGTCATTACATTTCTAAATTTAGTAATTTTCATATATTTACCAACGGCTTCCTTTAAAGCCCCTAAAGTAATCAAATCATTTTGTTTATCTACCATTTCTATTGAAGCATATCCTCCAATTACTAAATCATTAGATTTTAAAATACTAAAAGAATCATGTCTGGTAGGACTAACTGTTTTCAAAATAGCGGCTGCACTCATTGTTTAGCGCTTTTCTGAATGAACTATATTAATTATTCCTTCAAAACTAGTTTAGATTTCTTATCTTCTCTAATATCCCAAATGCCATCATCTGTCTCAGGATTGACTGGTTCTGTTTCAACTCCAGTCCAAGCGAGCCACATATCTTTACCCTTAACAGGAATAACTCTTACATGAAATTTAGTTTCAAATTTATTTCCTTCTAAGAAATATTCATGATAACCATGCCTTTGTACTCCTAACTTTACTTTACCAGAATCAATAAGTTTTCCTTTTCTGAATTTATTTTCTACTTGTGCGGGAAACTTTCCAGATTTACCGAATAAACTAAAAATGTCATCTTCTTCCTCTATATCTATTTCCCAACCAATAAGTTCTTCATCTAATTTAAACATAATAGATAAATTATTATTGTCTTTACGATAGACTTTAAACTCTCCCTCTCTATATTTTTTAGGAGTCTCATATTTTTCTATCATATCGAATTTAGCATGGAACATATCATTTTCTTTATCATGAGTAATATTTTCTTGTTGTTTTAGCCAATCTTTTAATTTTTTAGTTTTACCACCAAATAAATTATTAAATTCTTTTAGATATTTTTCAGAAACAAATTCCTCTACTTTTCCATAGGGTTTACCATCTCTATCTTCCATTAAGAAATTTTTAATTGCTACTCTAAGTTTAGACTTTTGAGTTTTTAACATATCTTCTATTTGTTCTTTCCATATGTCAATATCTAACATTGCATTCTTAGCCATTAAATTATTTTCTTCAAAACCATAAAAAGTAAATCCATCCAAATCAGATTTAAAGATAAGAGTGGCTTCACCATGTATAGTATCTGTAATTGAATATCCCTTTTCTAACGCTTTAATATCATAATTTAGAGATTTCTTAGTATCTTGTGATAAAAAATCTAAAGTAATTAATTTTTCTGGAAGTTCAACTTCAGGTATTTCTATTACTTTAGCGGATAATACTTTATACCCACCTTCTTTATCTTTTTTAACTTCATCAATTTTGACTCTAATAATTTTACCAACATCAACATCTATTTTTGTATTCAATGATTTACCGACATCTAAGTATTTTCTATCATCTATTTCTTTAAAATTTTTAAAATCATCTTCATCGGTTAAAGGTCCAGCGCCCAAAGTATAACTAAATAAATTAGATTTAGTAGTTTTCTTATCTAATACCATTAAATCTAAATCAACAAATTTTTTCCATTTAACCCATTTAGGGTTTTTCTTAGTTCCTATAAAATAAGTAGAAGTTATATCTTTTATTACGACCCCTTCAGCAGTGGGTATTTTCATAATTTCCTCTGAATATTCCTCAACTTCTTTTATAGAATCAGCGTATCGAGTATCTTTTTTAGAAGGAAATGCCAACATCTCGTCTGAATGAGGTGAATAGTTATTGAATAATGTTGTAAGTCTTTCTGACAATTCAGTATCTAGTAATTCATCACCTTCATGTCTCATAATATCGAAAACATGCGCTCTTAATATCGTATCTGATTTCTTATTCTTAAAAATTCTAGCAACAACCTCTGCTCTATGTAGTGGTTCTTCGCCATCAAATAACATTAGTTCGCCATCTAAAATACAGTCACCAAAATGTTTTGCCTTCATTACTTTAACTTGAGCAGGGCATTTATCTGTAATATCTTTACCATTAAAAGAAAATATTTTTACCCTATTATCTATCTTATGAATTTGTATTCTCATCCCATCATATTTTTCTTGGACTACCCATTTACCAGTGAATCCTATTAGTTCTTCTAAATCATTTATTTCAAAAATTCTATACATTGGTTTGTTAGGAACTAAGAAATGAGATTCTGATTTTTCTGCCTTTTTAAAACTAACAAGATTATCCCAAGTAGATTTACTGTGATGAGCAATATAAATTTTTTCTAATAAGTTTTCAGCCGCTTTAAATTTACCTTCTATTCTTTTAGTATCTTTACCGTCACCATAATGTTCTACAATAAAATCAACTACATCTTTCGGTGCTAAATTTAATCCTCTATAACCCTCAGTGATAGTATCAGGTTCCAAATCATTCTTTTCCCACGCTTCTTTACTAAATGATTTGTCATGATTCCTAATGGCCCAATGAATAAACTTGGCTAACAATACTTCACTTTCCATTAGTTTATCTAATACTTCATCCCCATATTTATTGGCAAATGGGTCTTTAACTAATTCAGAAGAGTATCTTAATTCTTTTATTTCTTCATATATTTTTCTAGCATCATCACTCTCTACGTCTTCTGCCTCATTAGAAAATAATTCTTTTTCTGTTATAGCCCCTTTAATTGCTTGCGAAAAATCATCTATGTCATCCCATTGTTTTCTAAGTGTTTTAATTTCACTTACCCATTTTTTACCATAGGTTTTCTTATCCGATAAAGCGGATAAGTATGACATTCTCATTTTTTCAAAAAATTGAATTACCCTTACTGTTAAAGAATCTTTATCTTTTTGAAGTAAGAGAGGCACACGTAATCACCTACTTTTTCTTATTAGCACCAGCGTAAACTCTTTCTCCAGCCTTTACATCTTGTCCCTTTGTTTCTTCAGAAAGATGCCCAACACCTAATTCTTTAGGTTTAGCCTTTTCACCTTTAGTTCGTTTTACTTTCATTTCTTCGCCAATGACGAATTTTTTTAGTTCTTCCATGTATTCTTGTGTGTATCTACTCATTTTATTCACCTATCGTGTAATTACTATTTTACCATAATCAGGTCGATTATTAACTTTATATCCTTCTTTCTCATATATTTCTGCTATTGTATTAAAAACAAGTTTTTGATTACCACCTAATTCTTGAATAGTCGCTTGATTGATTTCAAAAATATTACCTCTCATACCAGTGCGACTACTAAGGAGAACCTCCAAATTTACAGGTGATTGTGGTGGTAAATTACGAGTATATTCTGTAAAGGCAGGTTCTATCTTATTCTTTTCAAAATCAATAATTTTTTGTTTGCCCCCCGTATCTCTTTCTTCTACAACCGACATTGGCATAGGTGCTTTCAAAACTTCTTCCCAACTCATTTTAATTACCACCTAATCTGTCTACTAAATTGTTTATATCATCCCAACTCATCTTAGCAATTGTATCTGAATCTGGAACATCTGAATGTGTTTTCATTGCTGGAACTGGTGTATTAGTTGTAACCATTCCTGATTTCATTAA